CAGGGCGCCGCCAACCGCATCCGGCGTGTGGTCATGCCCCAGAAGCACTACAAGCGCCAGGGAAATGCCCGGTGACGGCTGAGGCCGAGATCTGGCGGGCACTGCAGGAGAACCTCGAAGCCGCCGAGCGCGCCCTGGCCGCCAATGACATGGTGGCCCTGCGTGCCCTGGCCGAGCAGGAGGCCCGCTACATGGACGAGCTGCGGGCGTGCTGGAGCATCGACCATGGTGTGTGAGAGCTGCGGCGAGGAATTCGATCCTGTCGCTACCCGCTGGCTGTGCCCGCACTGTGGCCGCAAGCACCATTGCTGCGGGGACTGAATGTCCATCTTCAAGCACGGCGAATTCACGCTGCACTCCGGGGACAAGGCCGATTTCCTCATCGACTGCGACGCCCTGACCCAGAAGGACATCGACAACATTGCCGCCTTCATGGCTCCTCGCCTGAAGCCGTTCTCCACCGTTATCGGCATACCCCAGGGCGGCCTGCGCCTGGGCATTGCGATGAGGCGCTACCAGAAGGACGAGGGCGGCCTCCTGATCGTCGACGACGTCCTCACCACCGGGGCCTCGATGGAGAAGGCCAAGGGCGAGCGGGAGGACGTCCAGGGCGTGGTGATCTTCGCCCGCGGCCCGTACCCGACGTGGATCAGACCGCTGTTCGTGATGCCCGGCCGCTGGGCTACATGACCTCGTAGATCCGCACGGCCGCCACGCAGGGGTCCTCGCCGGCCTCCCAGGCTGCATCCTCCTCGGGGCCGAGGGACGGCAGGCCATCATGGGTATCGCAGACCAGCTCCGAGCACCAGCCCTCTTTGATGCCGAGCTGGAGCCATTCCCATTGCGTCACCGGCCGAATTCCTTGATGTGGAGGATCTCCTCCGGGCGCACGCTGCGCTTGAGCGTGTAATTGCCCAGGCGCTCATGGTGGCCGGCGGCCAGCTCGGCGTCGGCCCGGGGCACCCTGAAGGTCACCAGCGTGGATTGCTCGGGCCAACCCTTCTTATGCCTGGCCGCCATGTCGCGCCCGATCTTGCGGGTCGTTCCCCAGATCACCGGGTCATGAGGGTTGGCGTGCTCTAGGCTCAGGCCCTTCTCTCGCAATGAAGCAGCCGGTGCATCGGTCTTGTGGTAGAGCGTGAGGCTGTCGTCGAATTCGGAGCGCCGGCTCACCGCAGGACCCGCCGGCTGACCTTGGGCGGGACGGGCACGTTCTTCATCACCGTGGAGCTGTGCGTGCGCGTCCACTCGGCCCACATCTCGTTGAGCGTGTTCTGGAGCTGGCGGATCATCTGCTGGATGTCGCTCATCAGCTCCAGCATCTCCTGCTCGCGATCGTCGGCCATCAGGCCCAGATCCCGTTGGAGTTGAGAAGCTTCTCGATGCCCTCCATCCAGCCCTTGACCTCCCGCACGGTGTGGATGATCTTCTTGGCGTCGGCCAACGTGATCGTCTCCATGGTGTCCCTCACCTCAGTGTTCAGCTCCTCGGCGGCGGCCAGCACCTGGGTGGCCTGCTGCAGCGGGTTCAATTCATGCCCCGGGCGCCGGCCACACGGTTCTTCGCTATCCGGTTGTTCTCGCAGGCGATATGGACGAGCACCTGGAGCCAGTTCCCGTCGGGCAGGCGGATCATGGCCGTGACAAGTTCGCTGGGCCGCCCACAGATCTCACACCGGTCGTCGAGTTCCACGTCGTCACCTCCGGGGGCCATGCTTGCGAAGCCAGTCGTTATGTCCCTGCACGGCTGCCTCGGCGAGCTGGGCCGTGTCCATGATGCCGACAACCACCGCATCATCCTCCCGAGCATGCTCATGGCCTCCTGCGCCCACCACGGCGTAGATGGTGCGTCCTATGCTCCCGCCCGTCCTCCAGGGCGCCAGGAGGCACCTGAGGCTGTCCTGGGCGTCCCTGGCGTCGTGCTCAGCCATGGAGGTACTCACCACAGACCCGCTCGAATTCAGCGTGAAGGTTCGGGGTCAACGGTGGGTCTATCGCCAGCATCACGCACGCCTTCGTGGCGACCGTATCGGCCTGGTCGCGCTGGTGGCCGAGGTGGGCCATCACAGCGAGCTGCACCACCCAGCCTCCGGCGATGAGTCCTGATGCAGCAATGACCATGTAGTCACGGTTCACTGACACACCACTCTGCCGATGCCGGCGGCCTTGATCAGCTTCCCGCACATGTCACAGGGTGGGCAGTGCTTGCCGGCCGCCAGGCCGAGCTGGAAGATGTAGACCGTGGCGCCCTTGGTGCGCGACCGGTCGGCCCAGGCGATGGCGTTCTGCTCGGCGTGGAGGCTGATGCAGTCGGCGTGGTTCTGGTTGCCCTCGGTGAAGCTGGCGACGTCACTCACACCCCGGGGGCAGTCACCGGCCAGGCAGCTCCCCGCTCCCGACGGGGCGCCGTTGTAGCCGGTGGAGATGATGCGCCGGTCCTCGTCGACGATCACCGCACCAATTCGCCGGCGCCTGCAGTCAGCACGCAGGGCCACGGCTGCAGCGATCGCCATGAAGTACTCATCCCAGGTCGGGCGCTCCAGGCCCTCGAAGACGATATGGCGGCGGTTGTAGTCGCGCACCACCTCTTCGGCCTCCGGGCTGAACATGCCCAAGGGGTCGGCATTGGCCGGATCGAAGATCATGAGTGCAGTCCCCATTGACCCTGCTCCTGCTTCGCCTCGCGCAGTTCGGCCAGCTCCAGCATGAGGTCGGTGATGGTGTGCTCCTGGTCGCGGCACAGCTTGCGCAGACTGATCAGCTCTTCGACCATGGACTTGTACTTCAGGCGGAAATCGACCGTCTCCTTCACAGGCACCGACTTCGCCTTGAGCGGGCAGTTGTGAACGAAGAACCACTCGGCGCCGCAGTCGCAGAGCTGCAGGGCGGGCTTGCTCTGGATGTCCTTGTCTCGGGGCATGGTCACCTCTTGAAGTAGAGCACGTATTCGAATGGTGCTCGGCTTTCGTGGTTCTGGCCGTAGCGCATGCGGGGCGTCTCGATGGGAAACGCCTTCTCCAGCTTGAAGCCAAGATCCGAGCAGACCCGAACGTGCGTGCGCGTCACCGGCAGGCGCTTCTGGCCGTGGCTCTGGGTGGTGCGAATGAAGTCGGAGACGTTGAGCAGAAACACGGCCTCGGGCTTGAGCACCCGGCGCAGCTCGGCCCAGGCCCTGACGTGGAAGCGCCAGTACTCCTTATTCCAGGCATAGAGAGTGCCGGCGTTGTCAGGATGGAGCTTCCGCTCGGGGTCCCCGGTGGTACGCCTCAGGTCGTGCGTGTACGAACGGCGCAGCGTCCCGTCCTTGGCGTTGTGGCTGTCGCTCATCCTGTTGCCATACACCGGACTGGTCACGGCGCCATCGAAGCTCCCGTCCTCGAATGGGAGCGCCAAAGCGTTGCCGCATATGGTGTTCGGGTGCGCAGCCGCCCACTCCGGTTCCAGCTCCACGCCAACGATCTTGAGGCTGTGGGAAGCGAGCTGATGGACCTTTCCTACGCCGGCAAAGGGATCGATGATGGTGCCTGAGTGAGGGAGCAGCCCGGAGTTGGCGATGAACCGGAGGATGTTGGCCGAGAAGGGAGCGGGGTTCCAGACCTTGTCCTCGCCGTATTCCTGCTGGTGGGTGTCTGCCTCTTCTTCGTTGCCCTGGGCGCCTGGCTCATCTGGCTGCTCAACGCTACGACGAGGCCGTGATAACCGGGTCGACACCGGTATTCCTTCCTGTGCGTTTCTCTGAACTGCCTGTGGATGGACGAGTACATGCGTCTGATAAGCGCCCTTAAGTGGCTGGTCAGGGGCATTTTTCATCATCAGCCGCATGTACTCCCTTCTCCACAGGCAGTTCAGAGGGGCCTGATACAGGGTCCTGGTGATAGGCGGTGTGATCAACCATGTAGCTAAACGCCACCATGCACCAGCAGGTGGTACAGACGACGAATTCGTTGCTGGTTAAGGGTTCGTAGCCTGGACGGTCCTCGTCTACCACTCGTAGAAGACCCGGGCGCCGGGGTCGACACCCATGAACGCCCGGTGCCGGCCGGTGTGCTTGCAGTGTCGGATGCAGACGAGGTAGCCCATCTTGTTGGCGTCCTTGAACGGCGGGCCGCCCGGGTCCTTACATCGCGGCCCGAGCTTGTCCTCGGTGTCGTAGATCATGGGCGTCTGGATGACGGTGTACCGCCCCGGCGGCAGGTAGAGAGGACCCGCAGGAGCCGGTGCGCCGGCCGGCAGGGCCTCGGCCGGCATGGGGCTGGGGGCGTAGCTCTCCCGCTCGTTTTCCATGATCGGAGCCTACCTCACCCGCCAACCGGCTGGCTCTTGCATATGACGGCGTAGGCGTGGAATTCTGGAGGGATGTCCAACACGATATGGCGCTGCCCGCTCCCGCGATGCGGCAGCCACAAGAAGCGTCCGTTCAAATCCGCCCGAGGTGTCCAGCACCATATGACCAGGCAGCACCGTGATCGCTGACCAACTCGTCCTCCTTGCCAGCCAGGTGCTGGAGCTGGAGGCCGAAGTCGCCGGCTACCGCGAGCGCGACCGCTTCACCCTGGAGGCGCTGACCCGGATGGCGCTCTCTATCCTCGACGAGGCCAGCGTCGCCTCGCCCTGCAAGCGGCACTACTTCAAGAAGCGGGTCGACGACATCAAGGTCTTCCAGCTCATGCTCGGCGCCGACATCAACACCGTGGTGGGATGAGCGACGACGTCGATCCCTGGGCCGAGGCCGGCATCTCACCCGAGGAGGCCGAGGAGATCCTCCACCCGGCACCGGACCGCGAGAAGCTCCCCGAGGGCGCCGTCGTCTGCCCGAACTGCGAGCGCTCCAACGACCGCGACGAGCTGGCCTGGGAGCCTGACTTCGGTGGCTGGTGCTGCCCCAACCCGGTCTGCAGCTATGCCGACCCCTACTGGAACGGCGGCTGACACTCGATCCGGCTCTACAGGGCGTACGAGGAGTTAATCCTCGAGTGGCTCGGCGTCGATGACGTGCCCGTTGGCCGTGGCCGGCGGCAGCTCAGGGGGCGGCTTCTCGCCGAAGATGCGGGACAGCACGCCCACGCCGGCCTTGATCTCGGTCACCTGGCGGATGGTGTCGCGGGTGTCCTCGATCTCCTTCAGCTCCTTGACCAGGCGCATGAGCCTGTCCATCTCGCCCGAGAGGTTCGGGTCGGCGTAGCCGCCCTCCAGCTCCTCGGTGTACCGGCCGAACATCACCCGCTGGAGCTGCATCTCGACGACGCTGTAGAGCGCCGTCATCATCTCCTCCCGCGACCGCAGGCTGACCGGGATCTTGAAGGCGCAGGCGGCCTCGGGGCGGTACTCGGGGCAGTTGCTGGCGACGTAGCAGTTGTTGCACGTCCGCACGGTCACGGCCGGCGCCAGGGAGGCCAGGTTCTCCGAGGCGTCGAAGTCAAGCACAGGCAGGGGCTGAGCGCCCCCGGCGCGCACAGCTACCCCCCGGGGATCAACCGGGACCACCTCGCCGACCGCGGATGGCGCCGGCAGCTCTTCAGCGTGGGGAGTTAATCCTCGGTGCTTCGCGAGGCCCTCGGCGAACCGCTGCCAGCTCCAGACCGTGAATCGGGTGACCTCGACGGGGTCGTCGTGGAGGATCTTGTCGGCGTCGAAGCCGGCCTTCCCGAACAGCATCTTGTGCCGCTTGCGGGCCTGGTCCTTGTACTTCCGGGGGTAGCGCTTGAGCTGCTGGCCGTCGAAGACCTGGGTGTCACCGTACTTCGAGGGCGAGATCCACGACGTGCTGGCGGCCGTGGCGAAGTGGACGTTGCGCAGCACCTCGGGCCGGGTGAGCGCCATGCCATGGAATTTCGTCTCCCACTGGCGCCCGAGGGTATTGATCCGGCCGCCGAGGTAGCTCAGCTCCTGGAGGGCGCTCCCGGGCACGGCCACCCGGTCGTACCGTCGCGCCAGGCGCTCCAACTCGTCCATGCCGTAGCTCGGGTGCCACACCGGCATGAACTTCTCGCCGATGCCGTCCCAGAAGCTCTCCCGCATGCCCTTGATGTGGTCGTAGCCCAGCGCCTGGAGGTCGAACTCGGCCACGATGTCGAGCTGGTCGAGGTTGTCGTCGACGAACTCCATGTACGCCTCCTCGTACGCCCGCCAGCCGGCGGGGTCGAGTTGGCCCGGGTTCTTGTTGGCGCCGAACGCCCCGGAGTCCAGCAGCACGCTGGTGCCGGTGGGGAAGTCCTCAGGGAGCCGCCAATTCGTCTTCTTCACCTTGCGGTAGAAGTACGTGAAGCTGATGCCGAGGTTGCGCACGCCCTCGCCCAGCAACAGGCGCTGCCAACCCTTCTGCTCGGCCCCGGTGAAATAGAGCTGGAAGTCAGTCATCGTCCGTCCCTACGCTGGCTTTGGTTTTGAGGATACGTCGACGACTCACCTCCTCCTCGATTTCCTGCCACGGCCGCACACCCGGACCAGGGCGGTATTCCGGGCGCGCCGTGACCGGAGAGCTGAAGAGCAGCGAGATGAGCGAGCGCCTCATGCAGATGGCGGCCTTGGCCGGTGACGCCGTGATCACCAGCTCGATGGGGATGTGAACGAGCGCCCGGTCGAGGTGCGCCTCGAACACGCCGTTCTCGGTCAGGTCGTGCTCGACAGGGGCCAGGTGGTACTGGTAGCCAAAGGTGTCGGCCGGAAATCCCTGCTCCATCAGCCACCACTTCACGTAGACAGGATCGTCCTGGTACGTCGACAGGATGAGCCGGTAGCCGGGCCTCATGAGCCGCAGCAGCGTGATGCCCAGCGGGATCGGCTCCCGGCTGGTGTTCATCAGGACGTCCTCCAGCTCGAAGAACGCAGCGGTCACGGCACCCACTCGGTGCGCGTCGGCTCCAGACCGCGGGCGGCGACCATCTGCTCGGCCACCAGCTTGGCCTTGAGATTGCCCTGGAGGCTGTGGTGGCCGAGCACGGTGACGTTGGAGACACCCTGCTCGACACGACCCGCCTTCAGGTCGTCCTTGCTCTTCGACCAGTAGACGTTGAACTGATGGGGCTGCAGCACGCGGTGGTTCCCCTTTGCATCGAAGCCCTGGGCCAGGCCCGGCTCCCGCTTGGCCCACTGAGCGAACCGGTGCTCGTAGGCGGCCTGGTCCTGCTCCTTCGAGGACGGTACGAGAGCCATCAGAGGCTGGCCTTTCCGTACAGGGCGATGTTGGCCGAGCGCCTGGCTTCATCGTGAGCGCCCTTGATGGCCCGGAGAGCGTCGATGATGCCGCTCGCCTTCCCGGCCTGCCAGCGGGCGTTCTCGAAGCCCAAGAAGCCCTTCCCGCCGCCCAGGAACGCAGCCTTGCGGCCACCGTGGATCTCGTCGAAGAGGGCCAGGGCCTTCTCGGTAGTGTCGCGGAGCGCCGTGGTGGCGTTCCACCAGTGGGGTGAGCCGGCGTCGTGCCGGCCCATCTCCTCGGCCTGGGCGTTGTAGCGCTCGACGAGCTGGCGGCCGAGGCCGGCGTCGGCGTTGAACTTCTCCCACCACTCGCCGGGCAGGGCCTCTGGCCCCCAGTTCTCAGGCAGCTCGATCGGGGGGACGGTCCAGCGGCCATGGCTCACGTCGTAGGCGGCGTAGGGGCTGATCGACCTGATGTCCTCGGCCCCCGGGTTGATGTAGAACGTGACCTCGTAGCTTCGCCCGCCAAAATCGAAAGCGGCGGTGGTAGGCCATAGCTGGTCGTGCATCTCCTTGTTCATCTGGGCGGCCATCATGCTGTCAGAGAACCCCTGGAATTGCGGGTTCGTCTGGCGGAACTTGAGGAAGTCCACGCCGATGAGAATGTCGAGGTCGCCCGGCCCCGCCACCTCGCGCTCAGCGCCCCACTGGTGGCTCGCTCCGCTGCCGGCGAGCCAGACGATGCTCCAGCTCCTCGGGACGTTGTAGCGGCCCCTCCAGAAGCCGTACAGCAGCTCCAGGAGCTTGACCCGCACCGCCGGCCGCAGGCTCATGCCCTCGAACAGGTGCGGGTCAAGGCCGATGTCAGGCTTCGAGAAGTACCCCGAGGCGCCCTTGACCTCGACCGGGGCCGGCCGCAGGAAATCCTCGTAGCGGGTCCCGAGCCGGCCCCGGACGTCCATCAGTGCCGGCGCTGCGCCCTGTTCGGCGTCATGATCTGGTTGGCGAGCTTGACGTTCTCCTGGGCGGCCATTGCCTGCTGGGCCATCTGCATCTGGGCGTTGATGACGTTCTGGACGACGTTCTGGGTGATCTGCATGATCTCCACGTCGCGCATCACCTGCGCCGATCCGACGTACATGTCGTTGATGGTGGCCGGGCGCTCCAGCTCCAGGGGGGTGTTGACGTCAGCGATTCCGACGTGCGAGCCGTCGGACTTGGTCACCACCAGGAATGCGGTCACGGCCTTCATCGCCTCGGGCGCCGGGGCCGGCGGCGGGAGGTCATAGCTGCCCTTGGCGTACGCCTGCGCCTCCTTCACGATCTCCGGGTCCAGCACTTCCTCTTCGTGGCTGTGGTCGTGGTCGTGCTCCAATTCAGTGCTCCTTGTAAAGGCCAGCCTTGTGGCTCAGCTCGGTGTCGACCCAGACTTGCACAGGGCAGAACGAGCACAGGAACACCTTCGGCCCTCGCTGCCAGCCGATTTTCGTGGGATTGCCGAGGCGCTTTTTCGAGTCGCAATAATCGATGCAGCCCTGGTCCGGCCGGCCGTGCTTGGAATAGCACTTCAGGGCGTCCTCTTCGAAGGTGCTGCGCGTGGCGTACCACTCGCCGCCGAGGCCAGCCGTCAGGCCAAGCTCCTCGGTGATCTGCTGCCGGGCGTTCGGGAGGTCCCACCATTGCTTCTCGACCCGCAGGAGGTTCCCCTTGTGCGGCTCGTCGTTGGGGAAGCGGTGCTCCTCCACCAGATGGTCGAGCAGGACGTCGTACTCCACCGGGCCGTCGTAATCCGGCAGTTCGTCGATCGTCCGGCAGTCGCGGCACACCAGGAGCCGGACCTGGCCGCTCATGTCGGCACCAGGCCCTGCCGGCGCTGCTCCTCCAGGGAGAGCTGGGTCCAGGCGCCCTTCTCGTAGATCCACAGCGACAGGCACACCGGGCAGATCACCTGGAGCATGGGGGTGTACCTGCTGACCTTCGGGAGCGCCTTGAGGCAGTGGTCGGCGGTGGTCACCGTCGACGGTCAGGCTGACGCACGATCCCCTTGAGGTAGTCGTCCATCAGCCAGTCGGCCGACTCCATGTTGGCGCCGCTACCGACGAGGTGGTTGTAGTAGTTGGCCTGGTCGATCGGGCCACCGCGGTCCTCGCCCTGGCGCAGCCGGATGGTGTGGTCGACAGCGCCGGTACGGAGATCCTTGTTCATGGACCGGCTGTGATTTACGGCCATTTCAATTCACCCCCTGCGAGTATTCCGACCGGTGCTCTTCCGGTGGGTGTGCTTGACGTTGAGCTGCTTCCAGCTCGTCCCCATCTTGAGGTTCTTCCTCGCTGATGTACCCGAGCCGGTCATCTTGCTCACCGACTGCTTCTTCCCTGGTGTCGCCATGCTGCCATCATTGCATGCGTGAACACCTTCGACAGGTTCGCTGATCGGGTGGCCGAGCTGGTGGCCCACGCCGGCTTTTTCATCTTCTGCGCTCTGCTCGTAATTCTGTGGGTACCGAGCATTCTGATCGTGCCATCGAAGGTGCCCGGGAAAATAGACACCTGGCAGCTCGTCATCAATACGACGACGACGATCATCACGTTCCTGCTGGTGGCCCTGCTCCACAACACCAGCCATCGCTTCGAGCGAGCGACGAACCAGCGGCTCCAAGCCCTGACCGAGGCGATCGAGGGCATCACCGATCCCGTCGAGGATGAGGGCCAGAAGGCGTAATGGAAAGGCCCCACCGAAGTGGGGCCTCCATGCGTCTACTTGGCCGCCCTACGCTGGCATTCGACGCTCGCCAGTCGGAAACGAGGGGACGACTCCCGGCCAGATCACCTGCGCCACTCCAGTGCTGGCGGTGAACTTCGCCCTCCAACTTGTGGGAAGGGGGACGACGGGCGCATCACATTCGAGGAGAATCTACGACAGCTCCCAGCTCTAGTCAATCTTCATGTGGCTTCCCGAGAGCACGATGACCTGCACCATCCAGGCCACGGTCAGAAGGGCCAGCCCGAGCGGTAGCGGCCGGCGGGCCGGCGGCCCCACGTACCAGTCGACGAGGAAGGCCACCAGGGCGGCCAGGGCCAGGACGGCGGCGATGATCTGCATGCCGGGCATCAATCCTCCGCGAGGTCGATGTGCGTGCCGCCGCTCTTCTCGGCGGCCAGGTAGTCGAACTGCCGGCTCAGCGTCCTTTTGATGTGGGCCTGAGCCTGGTCCTTCTCGGACTGCTTGCGGGTCATCTCGGCTTCGGCCGTGACACCTTCGGGCACCTCTGCATAGTGGAAGTCGGGGCGATCCTTTGTGAACGAGTCCTCGCCGCCGTAGAGATCCTCTGCATGATGCCAGCCGGCGCCCGGGACGGCCCCCTGCCGGCCGGCCTTCTCCCAGCTCGACTGCGCCCGAGGATTGAAGTTGATCCGCCGGTTGCAGTTGACGCAGCGCGGGACCGCCATCAGAACCAGAACTCCGTCATGCGGGCGCTCCCCTGCCAGTCGTGCGGGCCGCCGCTCCAGGCCCACCTGCGGTCGTCGTAGAGCCGATCGAGAGCCAGGACGTCCCGAATCCCCAGGGCGCGGTCGTCGTAGCCGTAGCGGGGCCTCCAGGGGTCGATCTGGGGCAGCGGGGGCCGCAGCCCGGCCAGCACGGCGCCAGGCGTCTCGGCGGCGGCCAGGGCGGCGTCTACCTGGCCCTCCTCCCAGGAGCGGTTCCCGAAGCGCATTTCCGGCGGCCGGCCGGGCGGGGCGGGCATTTACCTCGGCTCCTGTAAAATGCAAGACATGGCCGTTAACCTCTCCGATGAGGAATTCGATCTGATCTACCACACGCTCGAACGAGCGAACACGCCGTACGACTTCGATGAAGCCGGCGACATCGTGGAGCTGGAGTACCAGGCATGGCAGATCGTCCAGACGGTCGCTAAGCGGGAACGTGAAGGCCCCGTCGCCCCACGTAAGGTTGGCCGACGCGTTCGACTCCCTTCTGCCGCTGCTTCCCCGTCTTCGTCGGAGACGCCTTCTCCAGGTACTTCCCACCCTCCCAAGTGATCGCCTGGAGCTGGTGCGGCAGCAGATCGAGGTGGCCGGACGCCTGCCGGTAGGCGTTCTCGAAGTGCTCGTAGCGGCTCGGCTCCTTCCCCTTCGTGTCGGCCGAGCTGATCCCACGGCCCGAGTACGTCCAGGGGTAGAGCCGGTTGATCCCGATGTCGTGAGCGCGCCCATCGACCGTGACCTTGGTGTGCTCGTCCGGGCGCCAGATGTTGTGGGCGAAGGCGTTGGTCTTCGGCGCCGTCCGGCGGTTCAGGACGTTGTTCCAATCCTCGCCCTCGATGATGCGGTGAGCCTTGACGAGCTGGGTGTCCGGCGCCTTCGCCAGCGACAGCCCCTTGAGCACGCCGGCCGCCTCAGCGGAGCGCCCGATGCGCGGGTGCGGGAGCGGCTCCCATTCGTGCTCGGGGACGCCGGCCTTCTCCCGCTCGGCGTTCCGACGCCGGACGGGAAGGTTCTCCTGCTGCTGCGCCTTCTGCGTCTGCACCGAGTCATGGATCGCCGCCCAGTCGCGCCCGGTCATCTTCCGCATCTCATGGAAGGCGTCGATGTTGGAACGCTCGAAGTCCATGTTGGGGCTGACGGCGGCCACCAGGCCAGCGCCCTGGTACCCCGTCAACGACGAGCCGCGCACGCCCTTGCCGACGGCCTCGTTGACCCGGTCGTACCAGTGCTTGGCCGTGCCCCGGATCTCGTCCGGGGTGGCCTCGTAGACGTTGCGGATGTTCTGGACGACGGCCTTGAACTGGCGGGGCGAGCTGAAGTCGTAGGAGGGGTAGAGCAGGGAGTCACCCTTCGCCACGACCTACCTCCAGCTCGGCATCAGCCGACGGAGCTGGAGGACCCGCTGGGGGTCGACCTCCCGCGGCGTGCGGTTCAGCGTCAGGAGGCTGTTGGCGCCCCGGGGGAACATGCTGGCGCCGGCCGGTGGCAGGCGGTTGGCGATGGCGTCGACGGGCGCCTGGCGCACGCCGGCCGCCTCGGCCATCAGCCCGAGCTGGGGATTCCAGGCCGCCGGCCAGATGTAGTCGGCCTGGTCGATGCGCTCGCCCTTGTGGACGCCACGCTGATAGCTGCGCTGGTTGACCCGGTTCTTCAGGCTGTCCAGGAGCCGGTCGTCACGCCGGGTGCGGAAGGTCCCGAGGTAGCCGTCGGGGTACTCGGCCTCGGGGGTCTTGTTCCACATCGAGCGGTTGAAGTCGAGGGCGTCGCGCCACCACGGCTGCAAATCCCCGCCATTACCCTGGGGGAACGGGGAGCCGAAGGGCGTCTGCGCCCAGTTCTGGGTCACGCCGAGAGCTTACCCCTGGGTGCCGCCGGCCTCCCAGTACGTTGCCACCTCACGGCGCAGGAAGGCTTGCTGGGGGTGCTGCGGCAGCGAACCATCCAGCTCGGCCATCTTCTGAGCTGTCCCCCAGAATTCCTCCTCGCGCACGTCACGGCGCGGCCAGCCGGCCTGATGCGCCGCTTCGATCAGCGGCCAGACAGCAGTGGTCGGGGTCTTGTCCCGTAGCGCTCGCTGGCCGGCGGCCAGGGCGGCACGCAGGTCATCGACCCACGGCGGCGGTAATTGTTCCTGCTCCAATTTATGCTCCGAATTATCTGAGGCCCTGGAATATCCGCTCCATGTTCACCGGATGGTGGACGTTGTAGAGGAGAGCGTCACCGTGGATGTTGTAGGCCGATTTCTGCTCCGTCTCGACACCGCCGCCAGCAGGACGCTTCCGCATGGCCTTGAATGCTTCGCCGGCCGTTCGGTGAACCCTGCTCACGTCGAGATCAACCCCTGGTGGGTCGACCCAGGCCCCAGAGTACGAGTCGCTGCCCTCGCCGAGAAGCTCCACCCTGTGGTTTCGCACGAAATGGGGCAGATGGGACGGCTTGTACTTGTCGATCGGAACGCTCTGACCGCCCGGCTCGGCCACCACGTAGCCCTGAGCAGGCAGGCCGGCGCCCGTCCGCAGGTTCGTCGAGAAGCCACGGTCGGCCTCCAGCTCGCCCTTGGGGCCGCGGAGCTGAGCGTCGAACTGGCGGAATTGGCCGCGGCTGATGTTGGCGTTGGCCGGCGGCTGCATCAGCCGCCGCGGCTGGCGTCCCTGAAGTTCGAGCCGCTCCAGGTGTCACGCAGCTTGGGGTAGCTCGGGATGATCCGGCCGTTGGCCTGGGTCGGGGCGGCCTCGGGCACGGCCTGCATCCGCAGGGGCACCTCGACCCGCTGCCGGGCGCCCTGGCGCTCGTAGCTCTGGACCCGGTTCTTCTTGACCCCCGGGCCGCCCGGCTCGCCGCCCTTGGAGTTGCCCTTCTTGCGCAGCGTGCCGCGCTCAGGAGCTGCCGACGGGGAGCCGCCGACGACGCCCTGGGGCATCCCGCCGGCCATAGTCGGGGCCAGGGGGGAGCGCTTCTCGGCCGTGGTCCGAATGCCGCTCTTGTAGGTCTTGCCCATCACACAGCTCCTGTCGCTCCGTCGCTGCCCGGGATGCCCCCGGGAGCGAAGCTGCCCAAGGCCCCCATGCCGTGATCGTCCAAGCTCTCGCCGCAGGCGGCGCACTGCGAGGCGTCGTAGACGTCGGGCACGAACCCGCCGCACGGCACGGCCAGGGCGCCGCCGCCGATCGCCATGGACACCGGGTAGAAGACGTTGTGGTAGATGCTCGTCCGGCCGCCCTTGCGTCGACGAATGGCGTGGCCGTGCTGGCGGTCGTCCTGGTAGTCAAAGCTCGATGCCATGGGCACCAGCCTTTCACATCGGAATGACGAGGAGCGTGATGGCGCTGATCTCTCCATTCTCACCGTCGACGGTTGCGAAACCCGGGCGCACGACGAGATCGATGCCCCGCGTGGCGACGTAGCCCCGAGCGATGACGCACGCCTTGATGGCCTGGTTCACGGCCCCCGCACCGATGGCCCGCAGCACCGGCTTATGGTTGTCGTAGATGGCGTGAGAGATGACGGCGGCCAGTTCCTTGGGGTTCTGGGCGCTCGTTACTCGGAGGATTTGCTCCTCGGCCGTCGGGGGGACAACTTCAGCGGTTCCCATTCAGCATGCACCTTTATTTTCGCCAGGACTGCTTTTTCGTATTCAAAGCGTGCTCCATGCGTGAGGTTACATGCGATCTTGGCGAGGGCATAGGCATCCGCCTCGTTGTCGTCGCCGAAGTCCTTCCCCCATTTCTTGAATACCGCCTTCAACATCAGGTTCTTTTGTGCGTTGCCCGGCAGGCCGCAGAACATCTTGAGCTGCTGCGTGGTGGGGATGGACGGGTAGGCCACGATGTTCTCATGGCCGAAGGCGTCCAGGAGCGCCAGCTTGGTCATGCCTCCGCACTCACCGAGGGCGTGGCCCATCTGCCGGCTGAAGGCGTAGCCCTCCATGGTGATGTGCTCGACGATGGGCGGGTAGGGCAGCTTGGTGATCCACTCCACCAGGCCGTCCCGCAATTCCCAGAGCCGCCGGGCGCCCTTGGTCTTCGGCTTCATCACCAGCATTTCATGCTCGTCGTCATCAGGGCCACGAATAGCGCAGGCAGCGAAATGAGTCAGGCTCTGATCGATACCGACGAACCAATTAGAGGCCAGCACGTCCGGCTTCGAGGGCATCGGCAACCTTCTTCGAGAGATCCTCGATGGAGCCGTCGTTGTGGATGACGTAGTCGTAGATGTCGGAGTCATCGAAGAGATCCTTTTCGCTACGGTGAGCGGCGTGCTCGCCCTCCAGGCCGGCACCGGGCCGGACAATCCTCCAGACGCACCCGTCCCGATTCACGATGGCCGTCAGCTCGTTCAGGAACCGGACGTCGGAGATCACGATGTCCGAGCGCTGCTGCACACCGCGGAAGACGAGCTTGACCCACAGATCGCCGTCGATGACGTTGCGGCCCATCTCGGTGCCGAGGCGCTGGTACAACCGGCGCACCTCGGGGTGCTTCTTGGCCTCCTCGGCGCCGACCTTCTCGATCAGCTCGGAGAGTCGCACCGGCCGGATCTCGCGGATCGTCTGCGCCGGCCCCATGATCATCTCAAAGTCGATGACGGGGTCGAGGGCCAGCGCCGCCTCCTTCATCTTCGTCGCCAGCGCCTTCTGCTTGAAGCCGTGCTCCCGCACCAGAATTCCGGCCACGGTGTCCTTGCCGGCCTGGGCCAGCCCGCTCAGTCCGATCAGCATTCAGCTCCCCCTACACGGCTCGCAGACGTATTTGTCGTGGTACTCGGACCAATAGATGGTGTCGCCCTCGACGATGTCGTCGCCGCACTCGGGGCAGTCGGAATCGAACTGGGCCTCGATCTTCTTCGGGCGGCCGGGGTCGTGCCAGCCCCGGCCCTTCACCGGGCTACCCACCGAAATTCTCGGCTGGCGGGTTCGAGCTGATCAGGAACTGCGGCTCGCTCTGCTTGATCAAGGCATGAATAAGAGCATCCACTCGGTTCTGCTCCCGCTCCAGGGTCTTCGCCACGATGTCGAGGGCATCGAGGCGCATGTGCTGATCGGCCAGGAGCGCTTCCTTGAAGGCGTCCCAGATGTGCCGGCTCATTTCCAGCGCCGGCCGGATCGTATCCGGCACCGCTTGCTCATGCGGGACAATTTCCTGCATCCACGTCATGCTCTTGAAGGACGGGTCCGGGTAGCCCATCGGCCACATGAAGATGCGGCCCTCGGGCACGTCGTTGAAGATCCAGACCTTGACGATGTTGTTGAGGTCCTCGGCGACCACTATGGCCTTCATTCGTCCTCCAGCTCCCGCAGACGCCCCGCCACGAATTGCCCGGCCGGCGTGATCCGCCACACCACAGCCGTGCAGCCGGTGTCGGTGGGCCGGCGGTCGTCGGTCTTCTCGACCAGGCCGAGCTTGCGCAGCTCGTCCCGGCGCGTGCCGGCGGCGGTGCGCAGAATGTCGAGGGCGGCGTGCAGCTCGTAGTCGGTGCGCCCCTTCAGCTCGGCCTCGTCCAGCTCATAGAGCACCCGGCGGCGCTGCGAGCCGGATCGGGCGTAGTTGTCGATGGCCGCCAGCCGGCTGGTATCAGGGTCGACGGTGTGCCACGGCCCGAGCTGGTTGCTCACCACCCGCAGGGCCATGCAGGGGCAGGAGCACGACCAGGAGGACCCGTACTGGGCCGTGATCGTGTTGATACACTCGACGTGGTTCTCCTTGCCGCACTCCAGGCAGATGCGCCCTACGGTGTCCATCGGCTCGCCCGCCGGTCGTGATCCTCCCGCCGGCCCACGCGCCGGGTCAGCTCCCGGCTCACCACGGCGGCGTCGCGCTCGGTGGACGTGAAGAGCACGGCCACCATCTTGCGCTTGGCGTGAGCGGTGTCGAACAGCTCCTGGCGCCGCTCCACCTCGGGGTCGACGTCACGCTGGGCCTTCGCCAGCGTCACCCGCTCGTCCCGGCCGCCGCCCCAGTCCCGAAGGAGCACCAGGGCCTGGGCCTTGCTGAGCACGGCCTCGGCCGCCCGCTCCTCGATCTCGGCCTCGGCCACGGCGCCGGCCAGATGGTCAGTCCACCGAGTCAGGGCCACGAACACGCCCATGAGCTGGTCGTCGTTCAGGTCAGTGATTTTCAGCGGCAACCTTGGTATTTCGAAGGCCGGACGAGCCGGCAATGACAACCCGGCGCGCTCCAGTGCTGCTCGCGCCTCCGTCGACTTGGCCGCCATTTCGAGAGCCAGGTTTTTCGTCATCGTTCTCCAAATAGGCGTCGTAGCAGGTTTCCCTGTACACGCACTTGGCACAGATGCTGTTGTCGTCGGCCGCCCAGTGCGGGCGGCGGGGAGGCTTCCCTGTTTCGATGGCGTACTTGACGTCGAGCGCCGCATCGAGAAGGTCGGCCACAACCGCCTCCTGATATCGCACCCGGAATTCCTTGACCTGCTGATTCCACTTGCATTCGTAGATGAACACCATCTCCCGCCGGCCCGACATGTGGAGGTAGAGCATGCCCTGCTTGACGTGGCTCGGGAACGGGCGCTTGATGTCTCGCCACAGCGCCTCCAGGTCGACGACGGTCCTCTCTGAGCCGTCGTCCTCCTTGGTCTTGCGGGCGTATCTCGCCAGGAGCTGCGGAGCGTCGAAGCGGAGCGTGCCGATGCCGATGGACTTGATCTCGATCAGCGGGCACAGCTCATCAACGACGTCGTCGTTGATGTCGCCGTCGGCGTGACCCGACAGCAGGTACCGGTCGGAGCGCATCGGCACCTCGCGGTAGCTGATGCAGCTCTTCTCGGCCTCGCAGGCGGGACAGCTCTGGGGGGAGGTCCCCTCCCAGATCTCACCGCAGGCGTTGCACTTCCATTCGCCCCGGAGCACGCCCATTTCCCAGAAGCGGGTCTGCCACTTCGAGTGGATGTCGTTGCCCTCGGCCCAGACATTCTCCAGCGTGAACGGCGTCAGCTCGGCCTCGGCCGCCGGGGCGTCGACGATGCGGAAGTACGTCGAGCGTGGGCACCAGTCGCCCTTGCACATTTCTGACGGGTGGATGACATCGGTGGCCCGGTCATCCGGCGGCCGGCACATCAGATGACGCTGGACGGCGCCGAGCAACCGTGTCTCGGTCTTGGAGGTGTCGAGGAGCTGGCGTAGGGCCGACTTCTTCACCGTTCGGACTACCCGCCCCATGCCGTTTACCTTTCGCCGCATCCGCTTGAGAGAGGTCCGCTCGCGCTCGGTGCGCCCGCCCCAGACTCCGAACTTCTCATGGTGCTCCAGGGCGTACTCCAGGCAGGCGTCCTTGACCGAACACGCCGGCTGACCGTCGGCGCCGTTGCAGACCGCCTTGGCCGCCTGAGCGACCGCTGTGGCGTCCTCACCTTCGCCTTTCTCGGGGTAGAAGAGAGCTGGGCGTGACCCTCGGCACTTACTGCCGGCCTGCCAGTCCGGCCGCTCCCATTCGATCACCGAACAGCTCCAAGACGTCGTCTTTGGTGAACAGGACGTACTCGCTTCCCGCCAGCTCGATGACGAGCGCCGGAACTCTGCCCTCAGCCGTAGCTTCGTCGCAGATCTTTGTGAGATCAAGAGCTTTCAAGGTCAGCGAGTTGTTCCCTCGGTATTTGTTTTCGATCAGCAGGATGGGGGTACTGACATCGCCCTTCTTGTTCCATTTATTGCCAGAGCCGGGTTGCCGGCGACCACCGAAGTCCCGAGCCGTCCGCTCTTCGAGGCGCTCCCAGCGCTGCTTCACTTCTTCGCCACTGATCTCTTGCTCACGCCGTGCTCCGGGCGAGGGTACAGCGTTGCCATGATCTCGGCCTCCAGGGCGCCCAGCAGCTCGGGCTGCGTACGCAGGGCATCGAGCATCCGCTCGCGCCCCTGCCACTTCTGGTCGCCGTAGGAGTAGAAGGCCCCGGCCCGGTGGACGAGCTTGTGCATGAGGCCGACGGCCACGATCTCCTTGCCCCGGTCGTACTGGCCGGCAACGAACTCCCCGGCATCGGCGAAATAGAAATCGAAGATGGCCGTGCGCTGCGGCGCAGCCGTCTTGTTCTTCACGGTGTGAGCCTTGATCGTCTGGCCGACCCGGAAGTCCCCCTCCTCGATCCAGTCGTCCCGCTTCAGCTCCAGCCGTACCACAAAGAAGAAGTTCTTGCCTCTCCCTCCGGGGGTAGTCCGAGGGTCACCGTGCATGACGCCGATCTTCTCGCGCCACTGGTTGATCATCAGGCCGAGGACGGGACGCTCTTCATGAGTCATGGACCGCTTCGTGGCCGGCTGCTGCTTGCGGAAGAACTGCCCGGTGAGGATGGCCCCGAGGCCGGGCGCCATGGCGCCGACGTCGTTCTCGTCCTCACGCTCGGGCACCAGCGCCGGCAGGGAGTCGATCACCACGCAGTCGACCTTGCGCGTCCCCAGGAACTCGATGCAGGTCTGGTACACCGTCTCCATGCCGTTATCGGCCATGACGATGACCCGCTTGTCGTCGACGCCGAGCTGGCGCGCCCAGCGCTTGTCCCAGCTCCTCTCGGCGTCGAACCACAGGGCCGTCCAGTTCTTGTCCCGGGCCTGGTTGGCTGCGATCGTCTTCAGGGCCACCAGCGTCTTGCCGGCGCTCTCGTAGCCGATCAGCTCGCACCACTGGTTCAGCGGCCACCCGCCGCCGAGGGCGATGTCGAGGCTCAAGCTCCCGCTCGGGCAGCGCGGCCGGATCTCCTGGTCGATGTCCGAGCCGAGGATGATCGTGCCCTCGCCCAACTTGTGGTTGATCTTCGTCATGATCGCCTTGAGTGAGGCGTCCATCAGTTCCCCTTCGCCACCTTCTTGACGTGATGGGCCAGGTGGCTGGCCTTCTTATTCCGGGCGACGGCATCCTCGGTGGCCGCCACCTCGGTGGGATGGACGGCCACCGGCATGGGCTTGCCGTGTAGCGGATGGACCGCCATCACGGCATAGCTGTACTCCTTGGCCGGCGCCGGCTTCTTGGCCGCCGGCATCTAATCCCCGAAGAGCTTGCCGACGAGGGCGATCAGGCCGATGACGGCCAGGACAACGATCACAATGATCCAGATGATGGCCTTGCCGATGAATGCTATGGGCAGGATCACTTCTTCTTCCCCCCGCCGGCCCGGGTCTTCGGGTCCTTGAGCACGCCGTTGGCCTTCTTGATGGCCGTGGCCTCGGAGTCCCCCCGCTTCAGGGAGCTGTTGGCGACGTCCTTCCACTGGCGCTTCTGCTTGGCGGTCTTGGCCTTCTTGGTCTTCTCGCTGGCTTCATCTGCGGACCAGGGCATTCAGCCTCCTCCGAATATCTGGAACATGCCGTTGTAGCTGCACTCGAAGCACTGCGGCGCCGGGTAGGCCATGCCGTTCTGGGTCACCTTGGCCTCGCGGCGCCGGCTGAAGTAATTGGAGCTGCCGCAGTTCGGGCAGTGGCCCGTCTCCTCGCGGTTCGCCTGGCCGCCGCTCCAGGCCCTCCAGTTGAACCTCTTGCCGTCCGGGGCGTTCGGGTCGTCGACCCACAGCTCTGGTGGGCCGTTCTCCTGGCGCTGCTGCCACATCTGGGCCTGCGTACCGGCCGGCGTAATCGAGCCGTTAGACGGGCCTGTGGGGGCATAGGAGGGCTGTCCAGCAGGCTGGGGGGCGTGGCCGAGCTTCTTGGCCCACCAGGAGTCAGTCATTTCTCGCTCCAGCGGTCGCAGACACTGACGTCGGCCACCAAAGGTACCCGCAGCGGGACCGGGAGCTTGACCTGCTCCATGCACTGCCGGACGATCTCGGCGATGTCCTCGGCCTCGTCGTCGGGCGCCTGGGTCACCAGCTCGTCGTGGACCGTGAGCATGAGGTTGGCCCGGCTGTCGTGCAGCTCGCGGTAGAGGTCGACCATGGCGACCTTCAGGATGTCACCGGCCGACCCCTGGATCTTGGTGTTCACGACCTGGCGCTCGGCCTGCTTCTGGAGCTTGAAGTCGTAGCTGAACAGGTCGGGGAGGTGCCGGCGCCGGCCGAGGATGGTGGTCACGTACGGCATGGTCGGACGCTTCCCGCTGGCCGCCGCCTCGGACTTCGTGACCCTGGTCGCCCGGCATTTCCGCACCAGCGACCGCCGCCAGGGGTCCACCCGCTTGTAGGTCGAGAAGAAGGCGTCGATGAGGGCTTCGGCCTCGGCCAGGGTCGGGACGCCGTAGCGGTCGACGAGCGTCTGGGCCATGGCGCCGTAGGCCATCGAGAAGTTGCAGTTCTTCGCCAGGGAGCGCTGGAGCTTGGTGACGTCCTCCTGCTTCACGCTGTACGCCTTGGCCGCCGTCATGGCGTGCAGGTCGAGGCCCTCCTCGTACGCCTGGATGAGCACCGGGTCGCGGCTGAAGTGGGCCAGCAGGCGCAGCTCGATCTGGCTGTAGTCGGCCACGATGAGCTTGTAGCCCGGCGGGGCGATGAACAGCCCCCGGATCTCGTCGTTGCGCCGCACCGGGATGTTCTGCAGGTTCGGCGTCCGACAGGAGAACCGGCCCGTCCGGGCGCCCCGCTGGTCGAAGTCGGCGTGGCAGCGTCCGTCGATCAGCCGGCGCCGGATGTTGAGGTAGTAGGTGCTGTAGAGCTTGTGCAGCTCGGCCCAGTGGATGATGTCCTTGACCACCGGGTCCTTGCGGAGGCCGGCCGTGGCCTGGAGCGCCGCCGCCGACACCGACGGGAGCTTCTGCTGCTTGGTGATGTGCTCCGGGTGCGGCTTGTGCTTGCGCTGCACGAACAGCAGCTCTCGGACCTGGGCGTCCGCATTGAGGTTGATGTCGAAGCCGGCGACCTTCGCCACCCGGGCGTACGTCTCGGCCAGCTCGGACTCGAGTTTTGCGCCCAAGGCGTCGAGGCCAGCGACGTCAACCTCGACGCCGGCCTGCTCCATCCAGACCACGCACTGGAGCACGTCCATTTCGAGCTGCTGCAGCTCACCCAGTCCGCGGGCCTCGATCTGCCGGCGGTAGCGCTGGGCCAGAAGCCAGGTGTATTTGGAGTCGTGCCAGGAGTAATTCGCCGCCTCGGAGAATGGGAACTTCTCCACGCCGATCCGGCCGAGGCTCTTGTCGTACATGTAGGCCAGCTCCCGCAGCACGCAGACGCCGAGGCTGTAGGGGAACCCGCCGAGGTGCGTCTCGTTGATGAGGAAGGCGTCGATCATGGTGTCGTCGTACGGCGGCGGTGGGACGCGCCCGTCGTAGATCTTGGCGGCAACCTCCAGGTCGAATTTCAGACCATGGCCGGTCTTGATCCCGCCGCCGAAGAACACCGGCTCCAGCTCGGTGAAGATCTCGTCGACGTCGAGCTGGTCAGGTGCGGCGCTGTAGTGCGGGATGGGCTTCCGGTTCTTGAGCGGCCGGCTCCCGTCCTTCGTCATGGGGATTTCCCAGCGCTCGATATCGCCCAGGGGATGCCCGAAGGGAATGACGTCGGCCCGCCCCGGGCCGGCCAGGGAGAGCCAGAAGGGAATGGCCTGGCGGGGGTCGTTGCGGTACTCGCCCATCGTCTCGAAGTCGAAGGCGAAAGCGTCGAATTCGGCGTAGGCGGCGGCCACGGCTTTGAGCTGCGCCCTGTTCGTGACGATGTTGCCCGAGCGGTAGGCCGGCCGGCCCCGAAGCGCTGGTGAGATAGGGCCGGCCGACGCTACCGCCATGGATCAGTCGTCCTCGTTATCGTCGAAGTCCTCGTCCAGCATCTCGGCAGCGATTTCCTTGAGCTGCTTGCGCGCCGGCACCTTGATGACCGAGCTGTCATACATCTTGCCCCGGTACCGCTTGATGACCGAGTCTTCGAGCGGCTCCATATCCCAGTCCTCTTTCAAGTCCCGGGCCTTGACCGGATCAACGCTGTAGGCCGTCTTCGACTTCTTGCCGGTGCGGCTGACCGCCCAATAGACGTCCGAGCGGTCGAGCGGGCCGGTGCGCTTGTCCTTGGCCTTGGCTTCGAGCTGCTCGGCCAGCCGGGGGCCGACCTCCCAGACCTTGTTGACGGGCTTGTCGTCGGAGAGAAGCAGGACGTTGAAGGCGATCCTGAAGCTCGGAGTATCACCGGCATCGCACAGCGGGCAGTCATCTTCGATGCACACCCAACTGCGTTTCCCCGATTGCCGCTCCACCCAGTGCTGCCTGAAGCTGGCGAACGGCTCGGCCTCAATGAACTTGAGGAGCATCGCTTCGCCGCTGTCGTTGAACTTCAGGAAGTCGGCGCCGAAGCCCGACTTCGCCTTCGTCTCCCGGTAGCCGCCCCAGCCGGTACGGACGGGGGAATCCTCGTCCTCGTCGTCCTCGGCGGCCTCTTCTTCGTCCGGCTCGTCCGGCTCGTCTTCCGGCTCCTCGTCGGCCGGCTTATTCAGCACACGTCGCAATTCACTTCCCCTTCCGCGTGGGTCGTATTCCGAAAGCCTTGAGCAGATATGATTTTTGGTTATCCGTCAGCGTGATGGCGTCTTGTATTTCGTCGTGGAGCTGGTTATTGAGTTCCTCCAGCACCAATTCGGTGAGGTTCACCTTGGTGCTCTGGAACTCCTCGTCGCTCATGCCGAGCATATCCGCATCGCTGACGCCGATGTCGTTTGTGGACATCTCCACGTCGGCGCCGAACGAGTAGCTCTCATAGTCGGCCATTTTCACCGTGTACCGGCGACTGCGGCGAATAATCATTCGGGCTTCCTCACCTCGCACCAGTCGGCCACGACTTTTGACCACTCGCCGTCCTTCTTGGCGAACGACACGGCGAACCGACAGTTATCGCTGACATAGCCGGGGTAGATCCGGCGGATGATGGCCGGCCGCCACTCCTGCGCCCGCCCCCATTTCTTTATGGCCTCAACGACGTCGCCCTCCTCATATCCGGTGGCGGCAATGATGGCGGCTCGCAGGGCGTCCTCGGCCTCCTTCAGGTCGTCTCTCAGCCGGTCGACCTCGATACGGAGCTTCTCGATCTCGGTCACGACGCCGCCAGCTTCCGCAGCGCCTCTTTCACCCGCTCGGTGAATTGCGTGTCGGTGATTCCTTTCTTGGGGTGCAGAATTCCCTGGCTGTCGAGCGTCCCGGCCATCAGGCCCTCGTCGTAGGCGATGCTCACGATGATTTCGAGCTGCGCCCGGGAGTACAGCCGGCGGGCCTTTTCCCGCACCTGGCCCGGCGTGCGGAAGCTGGCGATCGGCAGGTGCCCGAGCCGCTCCCATTTTCGGATCGTGACCGGCGACCGGTTCAGCGCCGCAGCCAACTGCCCTACGGAAAAGAATTCAGTCGGGGTACCGTTGATATTGAATGTCTTGGGCTTTCCCCAATTAGCCGGCGTCGCCGGCTCGGGACGGTCACCGATCTCTCGGCTGCTCCCGGGGTACCTGTCCACCATCGACAAGCTCCTTGAATTGCTCCAGATCCTCGCGCCAAATTCGAGACAGCAGTCTATTGCGGAGTACCGCAGCGGGGTGGTAGGTGGGGAAATACACCCGACGCCCGCCGTCGATCAGCTCCCGTATCCAGGGGGTGCCTCTCTCGGTCGTGATCCTCGCGCCCGGCCTCAAGGCTTGCAAGGCTGTTCCGCCCACTACGAGTACGAAATCCGGCCTGACCAGCACCATCTGCGCCCAGAAATTTCCCCGGCAGGCGTCGACCTCCTCAGGCCGCGGCGTCCGGGTCGGGTAACAGCAAACCGTGTTCACAAAGACCAGCTCCGAGGGAGTTAATCCCACCCGCCTTAGATACTTCCTCAAGAGCTGCCCGGAGGGGCCGACGAACGGCTCGCCGGCCAGATCCTCCTGCTCCCCCGGAGCCTCGCCCAGGACGGCCACAGAGGCCCCTACGGGGCCGCTCCAGGGAACGGGGGCGCGTGCTACCCGGTGGAGCTGGCAGCGGGTGCAGGTGAGCACCCGGCGCCGGACGTCATCAGGTGTCGCCGGCATGGGTAGATACAGTCAGTAGGCCGACTACTCCATGGAGGCAGGACATGACCAACGCACCGAACCCCCCGGCCAAGCCGGCACAGGGTGGCGGGCAATCCCAGGGCGGCCCGTCTGCCCAGAACGCCACCGCCCAGGGCGACGTCCGGCAGATGCGCGTCGACGACGTCATCAACTTGGCGAACCAGCAGAACCTCGACGTCTCCGCACTCAACGACCTCCTGGGTCAGATCAACGTCTCGCCCGACGTCAACGTGGCCGGTACCGGCGGCGCCAGCTCGGGCGGCGGTGGTGGCCCGACGCCTGGCGGCCCGCAGCCGACCAATCCCTGACCCTATCTCGTCTCGCGCAGAGGGGCCGGCTCCGCTTGCCGGCCCCTCGTCGCGCCCCATGTCCGGGGGGCTGTCTACGCCTTGCGCGGGATGAAGGCGTAGTTGATCTTGACCGTGAACATGGCGTCGATGTCGTCCTGCGTCAGCTTCCCGTCGTAGAAGGCCGCCTGGACGGCGTCCTGGTCGACGACGGTGATGGTCCGGGTGCAGAGCTGCGTCAGCTTCTTCTGTGCCAGCACCTCGAACGCCTTGTCTTCGTCGAGCGTCTGGTACACCCGGCGCTCCCGCTTCAGGCCAGCAAAGCCCTCGATCGGCTCCTTGAAGTCGACGTACTCGCTGCCCTTGTCGTCGGTGTACCCGTCCATCTCGACGATCGTGGCGAGCATCTTTTTCAGCTCGCCCTCGCGGGCCTCCAGCGTCTTGCGCTGCTTCGACAGTCCCACGTACTCCGAGAACAGCGTCTTGATTTTGGTGAAGCTGGCGGCCATTGGATTCTCCTTGATCGAGGCTCGATGGGAGGGGCCGGGATGGCCGACCCCTCCCGGTCAATTTCTAGTTCGTCACGCCGGCCAGGGTGTGGAGCACCAGGGCGTCAGCAGCGGCCGTGGTCCCGTCCACTGCCCGCAGCATGTTGGCCTGGGCGCGGTGGGCGACATTCCGGCGGTTGGCAACGTGGTGCTCGTAGGTGTTGAACGCCTGGAGCACACCGAGCGCCGTCCCCTTCCAGGGCGTGACGCGGACGTCGTTGTTGTAGAGGTTGCGCAGGGCGTCCTGCTTGGTCGTCGCCATCGAGTAGCCGCGGCTGGTGGTCTTGCCAGCGGGGATCTCGGGGACGGGGACGAGGGCGTCGAGCAGGAGGTCGAACTCCCGCGTCTCCACCTTCCAGGTCGCCAGGCGGGCGACCTCAGCGGCGAACTCGTCGGCCACGGTGTGGATGATGGCGAGGGCCTCGCGGGCCTCGGCCAGCTTGAGGCCGGAACCGGAGCTGTGCTTCACCCGGAAGATCTGCCCGCCCTCGGAGAGGCCGGCGGCCAGGGTGTTATCGCAAACGACTGCTGTAACGACCCGCTTGTAGGTGGTCGCCATCGAGCCGTCGAAGCTGGTGCAGGCCAGCAGGTTGGGACGGAACTCGATGCCCTCGGGGGTCATGATGCTGTCCGGCACCTCGATGCTGACCCAGGCCACGGCCCGGTTCTTGAGGAGGCCGGCGCTGCCGATGCCGAGGTCGCCCGAGCTGGTGTCGATCAGATTGGCGGGACCCTCCAGCAGCCACTCGGGGTATTGGTGGCCGAGGTAGCCGCCCTTGAAGACGCCCATCACGTCGCGGGTGTCGTCGGTGATCATGGCCTTGCGGCCCGGCACCTCGGAGAAGCCGCCCTTCCCGTCGGGGATGTAGAGGGGGGACTCGATCACCTGGAAGTCGAACAGGCGCCGCAGGACGTCGTCGACGGGGATGGCGTGCGGGTAGTGGTTGGACTCGGCGCCCTGGTGCTCTTCCCGGTAGTGCCAGGCGTTGCCCCGCTTCTCGGTGTAGCCGATCAGGGTCTTGGTGTTGAGCCAGAGGGAGGTTTCAGCGGACATGGGTTGCTCCTTGTCGAGGTGTTCTGAGGATAAGCAGAGGGTGTGACAGTTACTCCGGGGCGGGCGGGTCCCAACCACCTCCCGCCCCGGGGAATTAGGCGCCGTGCTGGATCTTGCGGAGGTTCACGGCCAACTCGGCCATGCGGTTCGCCTCGTCGGAGATCACCGGCTCGGTGCAGCCAGCGCCGTCCTGGCGGTCCAGCTCGTCGCGCAGCACCTGGAGAGCGCCCAGCTCGTCGTCGTTGTCGACCATGGCGGCCAGCATGCGGGCGGCGCCCCACAGGACGTTGTTGTCGTTGCGGAAGAACCGCAGGGCGGCCGAGAAGTTGTCGGCGGCGTCCTCCTGGTCGACCAAGTCACCGCCGACGGCGACGAGCTTGGAGCGGGCCTGGTCGAGCTTGACCTGGGAGCGGCGCTCCTGGCGGGCGATATCGACGGCCACGGCGAAGGCGGGCGTCTGGCGCACGGCTTCCCAGCTCCGGGGGTCCACCGGGGCGGCGTCCGGCATCCAGTTGTGGTAGGGGTTGTCGAGCGTGGCGGGCGGGTCGTTCATGTCGTTGGCCTGCGCCTCGGCGTCCTCCTTGAACTGGTAGGTGGTGCCCTCGCCGGTCACGAAGCACCCGGCGGTGTGGTCGAAGATGCGGAAGGCGCCCTGGTGGGCGACCACCCGAAACCGATTGGTCGGCAGGCCGGCGGCGATCTCCTCGATCACGGCCTCGGCGCCGGGGGTGATGGTCAGGGCGGGGGCCTCGGCCTGGTCGGCCTGGATGCGGTGCAGGCGGGCGTGCTCCCGCAGGTTCTCGGCCCGCTCCAGCCGGCGGGGGCCGCCCTTGGCCTCCAGCTTGGCGGCCTCGGCGTCCTGCTCGCCGGCCAGGATGCGGCGGAAGGTGGCCTCGGGGCTGGCCTCCTCGATGAGGGCGAGGTCGCCGATCATGTCTTCCACCCGCATGTAGGGGTGGGCGAAGGTGACGCCGGCTGCCGTGGCGGCGGCCACGACCTTGGCCCGGAGGCGCTTGTCGGCGGCGTAGGAGGAGCGGAGCGAAGCGCCGCCCTTGTCGGCCAGCTCCTGGATGCGGGCGATCTCGGCCTTGAACTCGGCGCTGCGGCGGGGGTAGGTGCTCATCGGATGCTCCTTGTGTCGAGGCTGGTTGGCCGGGCGGGAGGCTGGGGGGCGCTCCCGCCCGGCCGGTACATCAGATACTGCGCCCACGCCGGGTAGATTGCAAGACCTAGCCGGCGGAATCTTGCGATTTATTTCCACCGGGTGCAGTAGGTCTGGTTGCCGTTCGCCCGCCAGTTGGCGCAGCTCCCGCTCCCGGTGGTGGAGCTGCCCTTGCCGCTGATCAAGGCCAGCACGAACGCCGTGCCGAACATGACCGTGGTCACCGCCAGGATGACGATGAGGGCGACCTTCCAGTCCCTCATGACGACGGCTGCCAGTTGAAGTAAACGCGGGGGTTGTGGGTGAATTCGAGGCTGCCCTTCACGCCGTCTGAGCGGCGCCGTGCGACCACGAACGGGGCCATGAAGCCGATGATCTCGAATTCGGACTGCACCGTCTCTGACGTCCACGTAGGGCCGTCTGTGGCCTCCAGGTCGACGACGGGCTGGCCCGTCTCGATCATGCTGCGGCGGGCCGCCTCCGTCGGGTCATTGCCGTGGGCGAGGTCGTAGGCGTTGGGGTCGGACACTGTGTTCTCCTTCTCGGATTTCGGGGGGATGGGGGTCACCAGCAGCTCGTCGCGCATGGCTTCGAGGTTGGAGCTGGGCCGGTCGTAGTCAGGCTCGGGGTCGTAGTCGTCGCTGAATCGGTCGCGGTCCATGAATTCCTCCAGGAGGTCGAAGCTCCAGTGCGGGATGACGATGACGTACTGGCCGTGCTCGGCCTTGCCGGTGGAGAACATCCCGTAGCCGGCCAGGCGCTTCACCAGGGCGAAGCACCGCTCCTGGTCGCTCACGGCACGATCCCGGGCCGGCGCCGGGCAATGGCACGGTCGAGAAGAGCACGGTCGAAGCCCTTCTGCTCTTCGATCTCCAGGCATCCACCGGGGACACCGTCGGAACCCAGCAGGCTGCGGAGCAGTCCCAGCCACTCGGACTCGGACATGGACATGAAGGCGGCGTAGGCGTCGTCGGCGTTCTTGCGGGGGTTCGGACGCCCGCTCACCGGGCGTCCCGCGGCACGCCGTGGTCGTCCATCCAGTCACCGACCGCCATGCTGTCGGCGGCGCTCATGGTCGGCTCCGCCGGCCGCATCATTTCGCAGGCGCCGTGGGCCATGTCGAGGATCTCTTCGAGCGAGCTGGCGGTGAACAGCGGGCGGCCGGCGCCGTGCAGCGGGACCGCCTCCCAGCGGCTGCCGTCGAGCGTGCGGGTGAGGCAGACACTGCCGACGATGTAGTGGTCGGCGTCGATGCGGGTGATGTCGATGGGCTGGAAGGCCATGGTCTTCTCCTTGTGGAATTCGAACGAGTCGGTGAGGTGTCCGTCGGTGCTGAAGGTCTGGCCGCAGGCGCACTCGCTGGTGCCGTCGCCGTACGTCATGCGGTAGTCCCGAGTGTGTGCGCAGTCGCCGGCCATCAGGCGGCCCGGCGAGCTGCGGAGCAGGTGCGGATGGCGGCGACGTTGGCGTGCCGGACCTGGACCCGGCGGCCGTTGGCCCAGTGGGTGCAGGTGGCACACACCGGGCCGAGCTGGGTGACCGTGGCGGCCGGGGCCGGCGGCTGGGGGAGAGCGTCCAGCCAGCTCAGCAGCCGGGGGAGGTTCTTGTCGGGGCCGTAGGCGAGGAAGGTGCCGTCGGCGGTGTCGCAGCCCCACTCGTTGGCGAGCAGGAGGCGCTTGCCGCTGTTCACGCGGCCCATGTGTACTTCCTTGCCCTCGTACTTGGCCCGCTTGGTGACCATGCGGCCGGCCTCGCCGGTCTTGAAGCCGTCCGAGCCGCCGAGGAAGACCACGTCCACCATGTCCCAGTCGATGTCGTCCAGCATGTCCTCCAGGCCGTCCTGGGCGACCAGCGCCACCGGGAAGCCGAGCTGGCGGATCTTCGGCGCCCAGACCTTGAACAGCTCCAGGGTCGGGACGGCGTGCCCGATGCAGAACTGCACCCGGGCGCCCTTCTTGGTGAGCTTCGGCGTCCCGTCCTTCTTGGAGGCGTCGTGCCAGGTGAGCACGTCGGGGGCAGCGGCGAAGCGGACCTTGGCCTTCTGGGCCGGCGTCATCTGGGCGGCCAGCTTGGTGAGCCAGGCCCACCAGCCGGGGATGAAGTCCTTGCCCTTGGCGCCAAAGCCGCCGTTGTCCAGGCCGATGAAGGGGTGGAAGTCGATCTTGTTGGCGTAGCCGCCGACCTTCGAGCCGTTCTTGAAGAGGCCGGCGGTGTCGGGCGTCAGCAGGAGGCCGATGTTCCGCTCGTAGGCGACGGCCTGCACGGCGGCGTTCGTGGCTCCGGTGATGTAGGCGATCGGGGCGGCGGGGGAATTCGTCGAGGTCATGTCGACAATACTGCGCCCACGCCCTGTAGATTGCAATACCCCGCCGGCTACCTCTTGCGATTCTTTTTGGCGGGGGGATGAGGTCTGTCCGGTTTGTCCCATGGCGGGAGTATCCCGAGAGGGTGTGACAGTGAACGCGAGGAAGGCCGGGGTATCGCCTCCCCGGCCTCCTCACCATGTACGAGCGCTCACCACTCGGTGAATTTATGGTCCCACGGCGCCAGCTCGCCGGGCTATAGCGATTACTTACACCTCGGAGTGGGTCAGGAAGTCCGTCAGGGTGGCGACGTCGAGCTTCAGCCGGCCCTTGGCGTCGATACCCCGGCCGTCGACCACGGCGTCGGCCACGGCCCGCTTCGCCATCAGCATGTCGTACATCCGCTCCTCGATGCTGCCGGACATCAGCACGGTGACGAGCGTTACGCTCTCCCACTCCGAGCTGAGCCGGATGATGCGGGCCTGGCGCTGGTCGAATTTGCCGGCGCTCCAGGGCAGGTTGTAGTTGATGAGGTAGCTGGCCTCGGGCAGGTCGAGGCCGACGCCGCCGGCATCCGAGCTGAGGAACAGCCGGCAGCGGTCGTCGTGGGCGAATTTCTGCTTGGCCTGGTCCCGCTCCTTGGGCGTCAGCTCCCCGGTGAATTCGACGGGCGCCAGGTCGGCGGCGCCGTCCTTGAGCCGGTGCAGGGACTCCTTGAAGAAGCTGAACAGCGCTGCCTTGTGGCCGGCGTCGTCGATCTCCCGCAGCAGCTCCAAGGTGGCGTCGTACTTCGGCGCCGGCCCGAGCTTCTCCAGCCACCCGTCGGCGGCCAGCTCGCTGGCGTAGGCGCTTCCACTGCCCAAGTCCTTGTCGAAATTCCGGGCGCTCCACGAAAGCAGGTCCGGGTGGTCACACAACATCCGCAGGCAGGTCAGGCGCGACATGATCCGGCCGCGGGCCTGCATCATGGCCGGGTCGTCGCCGCCGGTCGGGCTGTAGTGCTGGAACACGTTGAAGTTGCCGAAGGTCTTGGCCGCACTCAGCTCGGCCAGCAGATCGTGGACGATGTGGCGGTAGAGCCGGGCGCCGGCCGGGTCGAAGGGGACGAGCACAATCTCCTCGGTGACCTTCGGGAGCTGGTCGCGCACGTCAGGATCGTCCCGGCGCTTGCGGACCATGGCCTCGGAGAGCCGGCGGTGCAATGTCGGGAGGTTCTTGTAGAACTGGACGCCACCGAACCCGTTGCGGCGGATGAAGGTCCGGTCGAAGACCTCGAACCGACCCAGGAGGTCCGGGTCGATCCACTGCATCACCGAGTACACCTCCTCGGGCCGGTTCTCCACCGGCTGGCCGGTCAGGCCCCACCGGTACGTCGACCGCAGCCGCTTCACCCGGCGCGACCGCTTCGAGCGGAAGCTCTTGATGGCCTGCACCTCGTCGCAGACCACGCACTCCATCGGCAATTTGGAGACGTACTGCCAGTCGTTGACGCACTGCTCGTAATTCAAGATGACGTAGTCGGGCTGCTCGGTCAGGATGTTGGAGTACTGGTGCTGCCGGCGCAGCGGCGGCCCCTCCACCAGGGTCACGGTGGCGTCCTCGGTGAAGTTCTCGATCATGCGCTTCCACTGGTACTTGAGGCTGGCCGGGCAGATGATCAGGGCCGTGGCGATGGTCCCGGTGTCGAGCAGCTCCTCGCAGCCGGCGATGGTCAGAACGGTCTTGCCCAATCCCATCTCCAGGGCCAGCAGGAGCTGCTTGCGGTCGAGCATCCTCTTGAGCGCCGGCTCCTGGAAGCCGTACAGCTCACCCCGGAAGGCCATGATTCCCGTCCCGGTCCACCGGCTCCCCCCAGGTGCTGCCGTCGACCCGGAGCTGCCACCGGCCGCCGTCCTCGCAGATGCACGCCACCGGTTCGCTGTCGATATCCCACTCCTGCTCGCAGTTGATGCAGCGGGCCTCCAGGATGGTCATCCCCACGGTCCTGTCTCGCGCCGGTAGATCAGCGTGCCGGCGCCGTCCCGGCGCTCCAGGCGGTAGACGATCGTCTTGACTCGGACGAGCGCCGTCGGGTCGGCGCCCTCGTCGCACCACTTCGCCGTCAGCTTCGGGACGGCGGCCACCTCGATGACCGGCGGCGGGTGGCCGTCCCGTACGGCCAGCTCGCCGATGGTCACACCCTCCAGGTCGATCAGCCTCGCTCGGAGCATTGTGGTTAGCTCACCACCCTGCGTGGGTAACCCGCCGGCATGTACTACTACGGCGGTGGTCTGGTAACCGTAATCCTGGTCGTGCTGCTAATTCTGCTGCTGCTCGGCCGCCTCTAATTCACCACAACGACGTGAAGGCTGTGAGTCCACCCGGCATGTACACGCCGCGCCCTCCGTACGTGAAGAGCCGGCTCTCGTCGGCGTCGTAGACGTAGCGGACGTCCGGCATGAAGGCGAGCTGCCGGGCCAGCTTCATGGGCGTGCTGGCGATGACCCGGCCCACCGGCAGCCCTTCGTCGTCGAAGCGCTCGGCGAGGGCCTTGGCGAAGTGCTGCTGGTGGTAGGTCACGACGTCGAAGCGGTAGTTGTAGCGCCAGCTCACGTCCCACAGCAGGGCATAGGCCCGGTCGGAGATCTCCCACAGATCCACTGCCTTGCGCCACCGCTTCGACCGGAGGTACCAGCTCTCCTTGGCCTCGTCCACCTTGCCGGACAGCGTGCCGACCGTGTTCTCGAAGACGAACAGCAGCCGCGGGCTGACCTCGTTGCTCAGGTCACCGCCCTGCATCGCGGCCCCCTCGGCAGTCACAGGTGCAGACGAACCCCGGCCAGATGTCGGTAGCGTCCAGGTCCCCCTTCCCGCAACAGTGCCCATGCGTGCTGAAGTCAGACGTGCTGAAGTACTTGTCGCCAGCGTGCCGGCAGCCGTAGCAGATACCCCGGCTCGGCTCCCGCTTGGCCGCCTTCTCGTAGAAGACGCCCATCACCGCCCCACATCCCGGTCGGCCAGCTCCTGCTTGAGCCGCAGCACCCGGTCGGCCAGGTAATGGATCGTGGCGACGAGTGCCTCCCGCGGCAGCCCTCGAAAGTCAGCCTTGCTCAGCTCCTTGATCTCGACCCACTCCTCCGTCTCCATCAGTCGGGAAGCTTGCGCTGCTCGGCCCAGCTCTTGGCCGCCTCGTCGTGGAAGTAATCGGCGACGTCCTGCAGCCCCTGGATGCTGGCGCCGTTGACGCTGCTGCCCTTCGACAGCTCGATGACGCACTGGATGGCGTTGGCGTAAGCGTCAAGGGCCGGCGGGGCGAAGATGTCCTGGCGGCGTATCACCACGGCATCGTCGACGGGCGTGCCGTCGACCTTGGTCACGATGTACTTGCTGCCCATGTCGTTCTCCTATTCGAGCATCAGAACTCTTCCGTTGTCGTACAGCCACCGACGGAAGGCCGCCGGGTCTTGCATCAGCTCCTGGGTCAGGGAGGCGTCCTCCCGCATGATGGCGGCGATGTAGCCGCCATGGAGATCCACCTGATCGCTGACCCAGGTTGCGTGCTTGCACTCCCGCCGCAGCCTGTAGCCGGGGCAGGAGCAGACCAGTCGGTCGGAAGGCAGGTGCATGTAGACCTCGAACACCTGCGCCTGCTCGGCCGACTTGCCGAGGAAGATCTGCAGCAGTCGGTACTCGGGGTCAGCACTGAGCTTCAAGGCGACGCGCCTCCCTCCATTCGAGGAACCGCTGGCCCGGTGGCCGCTTCTCCCTCGGCCGGTACCGCGGCGGCGGCTCCGGTGGCCGCCAGAGCAGTGGGTACAGGGCGTGCCGGCGCACCTCGGCCGACGTCATCTCCCCGATGTCCTTCCCATGGGTACCGGTGTAGTCCAGGCAGCGCAGCCGGTTGCCGATCCTCCACTGCGAGTGCCAGATCCTGTTGCGCTGCTCGTTGCCGGCGTCGTCGTTGTCGAGGGCGAGCACCAGATCCTCGACCCGCTCCAGGATGAGGTCGAGCTGGTGGTTGCTGGCCCAGGCACCGAAGGAACTGACGCCGCCCTCCACGCCCTCGGAATAGAGCCTGACCACGTCGAGCGGGGACTCGACGAGAATTCCCCAAGTCCCGGTGAGCTGGGCCAGACCGAAGACCATGTACTTCTTCTCCATGCCCTTGGGCACGTTCTTGAAGTAGCCGTCGGCCTTGCGCTGAAAACCGGCGAGCTTCCCGTATTCGTCATGGATGGGAATGACCCAGTGGTCGACGTCGGCGTCCCATCGGAGGCCGTAGTGGACGACGGCGAACCGCTCCAATCCTCGAGCCTCCAGCGCCCAGTCGGGCGGGTCGCTGAAGGACTCCAGACGCCTCTGTAGGGCCGTTAGGGGCTTCGGAGCGGGCTTCTGGGCCTCGGCTACCTTCCGGGGGTTCCGCAGGCGCTGGATGGCCCGGCGCCGGGTGTAATCGGCCAGCCATTCGCTAGCCTCCTCGGTGTCCCCCCGCTGATCGGCGATGAGCTGGCGCAAAGTCCCGGCGTACGGGCAGCTCCAGCAGTGATGGACGAGCAGCTCCTTGTCCATCGACCAGCTCGGCTTCGAGTCCTTCCGGCCCCGGAATTCCTCATGCCCCGGGCACAGGCCGAAGACCCGCTGGTCGTTCTCGGTCGTGACCTCGACGCCGAGGTCCATGAGCACGCCGGCCAGGTCAAGCATCGTCATCGTCCCCATAGTCGTCGTCGCCCTCGTCCCCGCCGACGTTGACCAGGGTGCCCTCCTGCAGGCCAAGCTCCCGGCCGAAGCTGCTGGTGGCCCACTCCCACTCGACCCACATGGCGAACTTGGGACAATGCCGACCCTTCATCAGCCGGATCAGGCGCTCCTCCTCGCGCCCGTCGTCGTACTCCAGGCCGAACATGACGTCGGAGTCCTGGGCGAAGCTGGAGCTGTAGCCCGGCGAGTACATGTCCAGCTTGTGGCCGCCGCCCTTGACCTTGCGGGTCTTCGACACCAGCGCCTGCGTCGACATCACGATCGGCCGCTCGATGCGCTGGGCGAGCTGCTTCATGTCCCGGGTGATGTTGGTCATGGCCTGCCAGTCGGCGCCGGACTTCTTCGTCTGCTCGTCGCGCATCATGTACACGCCGTCGATGAAGATGGCGTCCGGCAGGTCGTAGCGGCGCAGCTCCGCTTCCAGGCCCGAGATGGTGGCCGACCGGGTGATGTCGGTGCAGAGGGCGAAGGTGCTGCGCTGCTCCAGCTCGTCCAGCTTCGCCTTGGCGTCGGCTTTCTTCTCGGTGGTGATCCGACCCATGATCAGGTCGTTGTAGTTGACCCCGATCTCCATGGCGACGTACCGGCCGGTCTGTTCCTCGTCGCTCATCTCGAACGACATGAAGAACGCCGAGTGCCCGGCCTGCTGGATGCGCTGGGCCATGAGCATTTCCAGCGTCGACTTCCCGGCGCCGGCCAGCCCGGCGATGGTGATGAGCTGGCCGCGCTGGAGGCCGAGCGTGGCCCGGTCGATGGTTCGGAACCCGGTGGGCATGCCGATGATCTCCAGCTTCCCCGAGCGGGAGAACCAGACGTCCATCCAGCTCCGGGCCGAGGCCGCCATGTCCACCGTCTTGCCGTTGACCTGGATGCTGCTGGTGGCCTTGACCGTCTCGGCCAGGATCTCGCTCGCCCGCTCGGGGTTCTTCTCCTGGATGGCGTCAGCCCACCGGTCGCCGGCCGCCTGGTGCAGTCGCAGGCCGTGGGCCGTGCGGATCTTCTCGATGCAGTAGCCGAGCGGCTCCTCGACCTTGTCCAGGAGCTTGTAGCTGGGGAATTCCTCCCGCACCACCCGGGGCGTGACCGAGCGCCGGTAGTCGTGCATGAACTGCAGGGCGTAGGCGTAGACGTTCCTGCTGTCCGGGCGCTCGAACATCTCCACCGTGATGCCGGCGTCGACGAGCGCCTCGTAATTCGTGTCGTAGGTAGCCCGGCTGATCAGCCGGCGCTCGAAGTCGGCCATCGGTCAGGCGTAGGCCACGGCGTACTTGGCGTCGGTCTTCAGCTCTTGCCAGATCTCGCTGTACCGGCGGTCCTGCTCGTCCTGGCTGGCCTCGGGGTTGGCAGCGAGCCACTGGGCGTGGAGCTGGTGCAGCTCCTGGTGGAGTGCCTTGCTGGCCGCCCGCATCTTAGGCAGATCCTGCTGGTAGATGTCACCCTTGGCCGCCGAGATCCAGTCGAAGCCCTGCTTGATGAACACCCGGCCGGCGGGAGCCT